TTCCCTACAAGCTTGAGAGTAGCTAATGCAATAAAGATAGTTTATGTTGCAGGATATACCTCGCCTTTTGCTATCCCAGAACCAATTAGACTAGGAATGTTGCAACATATTGCACATTTATACGAGCATAGAGGAGATATGTATAATGCAGTTGCTTATCCACCTTCTTTACAAAAATTATATGCCCCTTATGTAATTATGAAGGGGTTATCTTCTTCTACTTTACTTTCTATAGGTTAAGAATGTCGGTAGGAATGTTGCGACACCAAGTATCGCTACAAAAACCCACAAATACTACCGATGCAGGTGGAGGAGCAGTCAAGACCTTTTCTACTTTAACTAAGCTTTATGCCTCCATAAAGCCTGTATCAGGGCAAGAAAAGTATAGACAAGGCCAAGTACAAGAAAGCGTAACACACCACATCACGATACGTTTTCGTAAGGATATAGGCACTAATTATCGTATTCACTACGACGACAGAAATTTTAATATCAAACACATTAGAAATATTGACGAGAGGAATAGATATTTACTGCTTGTCTGTAATGAAGGAGAAGCAAATTGAATATAAAATTTTCCTTAAAAAATCTAAAAGGTTTTAATAATCGTTTAAAAAAAAGACTTCAACAAGATGCTATGCAACAAGTAAAAAGAAATGTTACTAGAAGCACTTTAATAGTAAGAAACTTTGCTCTTGAGAATATTCAAAGAGGACAGAAAAGCGGTGTAACCTACGAACTTTATAATCCAAGAAGAACGCATACTGCATCTGCACCTGGTCAATTTCCTGCAACAGATACAGGGTTTTTAGTATCACAAATATCAACAAACGTAGAAACTAGAGGAAAACAAGTAATCGGACAGATTATAAGCTCTGCTCCTTACTCAAAACATTTAGAGTTTGGCACAACTAAGATGTCAGCTAGACCTTTTATGCAACCAAGTTTAGAAAAAAATAAAAGAAAGATTAGAGAGATCTTTAAGAAAGGAGGGTATATAGATTGAGTATTGGTCAATTTGCCTTACAAAGTAGGATCTATTCAACTTTAAGTAGCGATAATAATTTAACATCTACATTAGGGGCAGGTGTATTTGATGAGGTCTTAGAAGGCACAAGTTATCCCTTTGTTGCTATCGGAGAAGAAACTGCTGTTGATTATGGAACTAAAGATCTTGATGGTGGGGAATATACAATAAATATTCATGTTTGGTCGCAATATACAGGTGCTAAAGAAACCAAGAATATTATGGACAGAATTCACGATTTATTGCATGATAGTAGCTTAAGTGTAACTGGATTTAATCTTGTTAATTTAAGATTTGAATTTAGTGATATACTTAGGGATCCAGACGGAGTAACAAGACACGGTGTTATGCGATTTCGTGCAATAATTTTAGGAACTTCATAAAAGGAGATAAATTATGGCAGCACAGAAAGGTTCAGCAGTTCTAATCAAAGCAACTGTAAGTGGAAGTAAAGTAACCGTTGGTGGTTTACGATCTTCTTCTATTACTTTAAATGATGAAATGGTTGATATAACTAACAAAGATTCATCAAATAAAAGAACTCTTTTACCGCAAGGTGGTATTCAGTCTTTGACTATAAGTGGATCTGGTGTTTTCACAGACAGTACATCTGAGCAACAATTAAGAACTTCGGTTGGGGAATCAGTATTTAATACTTACGATTTTATTATTCCTGATCTAGGAACTTATACAGGAAGTTTTCAAGTAACTTCTTTAGAGTTTGCAGGGGAATACAATGGTGAAGCAACTTATTCTGTAACACTTGAATCAAGTGGTGCAGTTACATTCTCAGCCGCATAGTATGAAAACTGTTGAAATAAAAAAAGGCAAAGATATTGTTCTAGGCACTTTCTATAAAGGTGTACTCTCTTTGCCAAATGTTCTTGGCGAGTCTGTTTCTGAGATAGCGTTTGACGGAAAGACCTATAAAGTCACGGACTCAAGATTAGACGAAAGAGACAATCTTATTTATTTAACATTAGAACTTCCAAAGGGAAGTTCAGGAGCAAAGTCAAATGACGAATCCGCTAAAGGGTGAAGTAAATATTGAATTAGGCTCTGAGACTTATAAAGCCAGACTTAATATAGATGCCTTGGTAAAAATAGAAACAGAGCTTGATCAAGGCATTTTAAAATTAGCATCTAGAATATCACAAGCAGATGTTCGCATTTCTGAATTAATCGTAGTTTTGAAAGCCGCATTACGAGGCGGTGGTAATAATTTACAAGATAAAGATGTAGGAAGAATTATTACCGATATAGGAATTGTACAAGCTAGCACAGAAGTTGCTAAGCTTCTTGCCACAACTCTAAGCGACCCAGAGGAAAGGGAAGAACAAGAGGGAAAGCAAGAAGTGGCGAACTAGCTGACGAGATCAGCTGGATTCGCTATATGCAGATTTGCATTGGCACGATACAGATGAGACCAAAGGATTTTTGGGATTTATCGCCAGTGGAAATGTATAGCGTGATCAAAGGCTTCAAACAATTCCATACTGCCGAAGAAGATTCCATGTCTAGAGGAGAACTTGAAGAGTTAATGGAGTTACACCCAGACTAATGGCAAACACAGTAGATCAGTTAATAGTAGAGATTAAGGCAGATACTAAAGATCTGCAAAGACAACTCAAAAATATAGAAGGCAGGATCGGTGGCGCAGGTAAAGCAGGTGGTCGTGCTTTCGTACCAATGATCGGTAGTCTTAAATCTATTATTCCTTTACTTGCTTCTGTAGGTGCAGGTTTAGCAGGTATATCCGCAGTTCAAGGTATTGCAAGAGTAGGTTCTGAATTTGAGGATATGCGCGATTCCTTAAACCAAGTATTTGGTAGTGTACAGAGAGGAGATGCGGCATTTAACAGCATTTTAACTTTTGCACAAACAACTCCTTTTCAAATAGAAGATGTAACTAGGGCATTTATTTCTCTTAAAGGTGCAGGTATAGAACCTAATATGGGTATGCTGCAAACCTTTGCTGATACTGCTTCAACTTCAATAGATCAACTAGGTGCATTTAATGCAATGGTAAGACTGGTACAAAGATCAGCCGCAGGTGGCCTAGGTTTAGAAGAAATAAATCAATTAGATGATAGAGGTATTCCTGCAACTAAGATACTTACAGATGCTTTAGGTGTAACAAGATTAGAGCTAAGTAAATTTGGTCAAACAGCAGAGGGTGCTGCAGCTATGGTTCAAATGCTTATTGATGGTATGCAAGAACAGTTTGGTGGAGCCATGATTAATAAAATGGATAACCTTTCTACTAAGACTTCAAATATGACTATTGCTTTTAAAGAGTTACAGAATGCAGTTTTTGAAGGCGGACTAGGTACTTTCTTAGGAGATATGGCAGATAAACTGGGAAATCTAGCTTCTAATATAGCCAGAATGGTTAGGGCGTTGTCAGGAAACGAAACCTTATTTGACAAAACAGGCACAATGAATCCTGCAGATCAACTTAGAATTTTAGAAGAACAAAGAAAACTATTACGAGAAACATTAGATGCAAATAAAACTAAGAGAAGCAAAGGGTTTGGAGGACAGGTAATAAAAGATATTAGAGATGGTAAAGCAGATCTACTAGCTAACGAGTTTGACATTATTGCTGCAGAAGATGCTCTTTTTGAAGAATTTATGGCATCTCCTGAATTTATTGCACACATGAATAAAGGAGCAAAAGGAACAACAGAATTATCAAAAGCTATGGGAGAGCTAGATACTGTCGTTTCCGAAGCTGCACAAACTTTATCAAGAGAGTTTGCAGATGCTCTTATTGCAGGAGAAAGTTTATTAAGTAGTTTCTCTAATTTTGCAAAAAGTATTGTTTCTGAAATTATTGCAACTTTCTTAAGACTAGCAATCGTAGAACCTATCTTAAAAGGGATCTTCCCAAGTTTAGGAACTGGAACTGGAACAGGCACAGGTCTTGCAGGTGGAGGTATGGCATCTCAAGGCAGACCAGTGTTAGTCGGAGAGCGTGGTCCAGAACTATTTGTACCTCATGCACCTGGCAACATTATCAATGCCGCAGATACGAGGTCGGCTCTAAGCGGAGGAGGTGTTGTTGTAAATCAGAATATAAGCTTTGCAACAGGGGTAGTTCCTACAGTAAGAGCAGAAGTAACTAAGATGCTTCCTCAAATTGCAGATGTATCTAAAGCCGCAGTATTAGATGCTACGTTAAGAGGTGGATCTTTTTCTAAAGGTATAAGAGGTAGAAATGGCTAAAGAAATAACAATGCCAAACACTCCTAATTTTTTATCAAGTGAGTTTTCTTTAATAAGAACAATAGGAAACACAGTTAGTCCTTTTACAGGACAACAAAAAACCCAAGAGTTTGATAATGTTTTTTGGCAAGCACAGGTAACTTTGCCACCAATGAATAGAACAACTGCAGTTAATTGGCAATCTTTTCTTTCTAGGTTAAAAGGCACAACAAATGTTTTTCAATTTGCCGATCCAGATGCTTTAACCAATACAGGAACTTACGATGCTTCTGATTTAAAAGCAAACGCTAGAATAAATGATACAAGTACAACACTTACCTTTAGTGGCAGTACGATTACATCTAGTGATTCTGTATTTACTAATGCAAGAGTTGGAGATTATTTTGTAGTAACAGGTGCAAGTAATGAAGCTAATAATGGCACACATAAGATAACTACTAAAACAAGTGCTACTGTGGTGGTCGTAGATAGCCTTTTAACCGCAGAAAGTAGTACCAGTGGGTGTAAGGTCCAACAGAACATAAAAGGCGCACAGGGGCTTTCTTTACAAGCTACAAGTAACTCTGCTGCAGGATCTATTGTTGTTGGAGATTATTTAGGAATCTTATCTGGATCTTTAACTACAAATCAACCTGTACAGCTTGTATTAGTAACCGAAGCCGCAACAGAAACCTCTGGATCGCCAAATGAGTTTGCAGTTGGTATAGAACCTAAATTAAGATCTAATCTTGCCGATAATACTCTAGTTAAGTTTGCAAGTCCTAAAGGGTTGTTTAGATTACAAAGTAACGAGGTTTCTTGGTCAGGAGATAGAAACAGTATCTACCGAATAAGTTTTTCTTGTATGGAGTCACTCTAATGGCAACAAGACAGGGTATAGATAGTTCAATTATTAATGCATTAGCAGAAGATAATACTTTTCCTTTTATTGCAGTAAAAACCTTTTTTGATTCTGGAAACGTAAGAGTGTGGTCTGGTAATAACGATGCAACTATAGAAGGAGAAACTTATTTAGGTGCAGGATCTTTAATAAGTATTGGCGATATAGCAGAAACAGCAGAGCTTTCTAGCAATGGTATATCTATAACTATTTCTGGAATGGATTCTACTGTTCTTAATCTTGCGCTAACCGAAAATTATCAAAATAGAAAAATAATAGTGTTACTAGGTTTTCTTGATGGTGGTACTGACGAAGTGAAAGGAGTTCTAAATGCTTTTACAGGGCGAATGGTTTCCATGAATATTTTAGATTCAACGGATAGTTCTACTATTGTTATAAATGCAGAAAATAGACTTATTGATATGAAGCGACCAAGTAAGCTACGTTATACAAGCGAATCGCAAAAATTTATCTCTAGCACAGATACTTCTTTTAATAGGGTAATGCAAATGATGGATAAAGAAGTTGTTTGGGGTAGAAAGTCTGCAACAGCATCTGGCGACGGTGCATTAACAACAGACGAAGATCCCTTTAGTATGCATGAATCAGGTTTCTAGAAATGAAAAAGTTACCTCAATGGGAAATACTGCTTTTTGATTTTATAAGCAGTAACACAGAAAAACCTTTTAAGTGGGGTAAATGGGATTGTTGTATTTTTGTTATAGAAGCAGTCAAAGCAATAACAGGCAAATCTATTGTTGAAGTTTCATGGACTAATAAATTAGAAGCATTATTTTTTATTAAAGAAAACGGCAAAACAATAAACTCTGCTACTACTAAATTTCTTAAAAAGGCAGGCTTAAAAACTATAGAAAAAAATTTTATTACTGCTGGCGATGTCGTATTGTTAAAAGATGTGCATAACAACAATGAAAAAATTATGGGTATCTGTACAGGTAACTTGATTGCTTGTGTTAGTGAAGAAGGTATCTCTTATAGAGAAAATCAAAGCGCAGTAAAAGTGTGGAGGATAGATGGCTGATGCAGTAAAAGCCGCACTAGTAGCTGCAGCAATAGCAGGAATTATTGTTGCAACAGGAGGTGGAGCCGCACCCGCGTTCTTTGGATCTACTGCTATTTTTGGATTAGGTGCAGGAACTGCCGCAAGTTTTGTTGCTTTTACCGCAACTATGGCTTTTGTAACAACAGGCTTACAAACAATGATGGCGCCCTCTATACCATCTGCAACTAATCAAAACTTTGGAACTAAAGTTGCTTCTAGATCAGCAAATGCCCCAAGACAAATTGTTTATGGACAATGTAGAGTTGGAGGAACTATTACTCATATAGAAACTACTGGTACTACAAATGATGTTTTACATCTTTTTATTGCAGTTGCAGGACATACAATCAATAGTCTTGAAAAGGTAATAATAAATGAAACTGTTATAACTCTTGGATCTGATACTTCTGCTTCTACTATAAATGGAACAACAGTAAATACAGTTACACATTCTAACTTTACAAATACCGAGAACGAGCAAAACTTTGGCAGTGGAAGATTAATAAGATTTACTTTTAATGATGGTTCTCAAACAACTAAAAATGCTTTCGCACAAGCACAACTAGGAACTACCTCAGTTCCAAACACTCACGTTTTTAAAGATGTAGCTTATGTTTATATGCAGTGTGTTTATGATCCTGAAGTTCTTCCTAATGTGCCTAATTTATCTTTTGTTGTAAAAGGAAAGAATGTTTTTGATCCAAGAACAAATGCTGTTGCTAATTCAGATTTACAAAGATCTAACCCTGCATTAATTATTAGAGATTTTCTTACCGATACAACTTATGGCCTTAAAGCTGTATCTGACGAGATAAATGATACAACCTCTGCAGGTGGTTTTGCGGCTGCAGCAAATACATGCGATCAAGACGTTACTCTTGCTGATGGCAGTACAACAGAAACAAGATATACAGCAAACGGCTTTACGGATATGTCTGCTGATGGACAAGATGTTTTAGGCGGATTATTAAGTTCTATGGCAGGAAGTCTTACCTATGCTAATGGTAAATTTAATGTTTTTGCAGGAGCAAATCAAAGTCCTTCTTTAACTATAACTGATGATGATGTTTTACAAGCACCTTCAATTACAACCAAAACAGCAACAGGAGAAATATTTAATACAGTAAAGGCTTCTTTTGTAGATGAGGAAAATAAGTTTGTTGTTGCAGATGCACCTGTTTTTCAAAGCAGTACATTTTTAACTCAAGATACTCCAAGCGGAGAAACTTCGGCAAACTTTGTTAAGACTATGGAACTAAAATTGCCTTTTACTACGACACATACTGCGGCACAAAGATTAGGAAAGATAGCTTTATTACATAATAGACAAACAACATCAATACAATTAGTGGTACCTCTTAAATTCTTACGACTACAAACTAAAGACTATGTAAGAGTTACCAATGAAAGAATGGGTTTTGATAGTAAGTTATTTGAAGTGCTTACTGTAAGCTTTACCTCAATAACCCAAGACGATATTCAGATTCTTGCATGTCAGTTAGATCTAAAGGAAATAGAATCAGCTGTTTACGACTTTGCCACAAACGAATACTCTACCCCTATACAACAAGGCACAGTTGTAAATACAGGAGATAATTCAGTACCTACTCCTTCAAGTGCAAGTGCTTCTCAAAGTGCAACTGTAGAAGGCACAACTACAAAAATAAATATATCTGTTACTTGGACAAACTCAACAGAGATAGGAATACAAGGAACAGAAGTGCAGTATAAATTAAGTGGAGATAGCAACTATAGTTCCTTGCTCGTAGGTAAGTCGCAATCTGTGGCAACTATTCCCAACGTGACAGTAGGTCAAACTTACAACATAAGACTAAGGCACTTCACTTACGATAACGTCTATTCAAGCGTGGTTGCTCTTAGTGATCTTACAATAACGGCAGTCACAGCAATTCCAGCTACACCAACTAATCTAGCAGTTGCCTCGGACAATCCCTTATTGATTGGAGTGAGTTGGACAAACCCAAGTAATACCGACCTTCGTGCAGTAAAGGTTTATAGAAAGACGGTAGATAACACACCGACAAGCGACAGTGATGGATTGGTAGAAACAATTTATGGAGAGCCTGGTCAGAAATCCTTGTTCTTTTTTGGGAAGCAAGACGGCCTTTCCGCAGGCACAACATATTTCTTTTGGTTGAGAGCAGTAAATCATTCTGGGGTAAATTCTGCCTTTACATCTTCAGTTTCTGGCTCTTTCAAGAATATAGTTGCAGGAGATGTAGATACTACCTTTAGCAACACTATTGCCTTCAAGTCAAACCTCACGGACGGTGCAACTGTCATATCAGGTAGTAACATACAGACTGGCACACTTAACGCAGATAGAATCGGCACAGGAACTCTGAATGGAAGCAATGTAACTGTCACAAACCTTAATGCTTCTAACATTACAGGGGGAACACTTTCTGTAAATAGAATAGGGGCAAATAGCCTAAATATAGCAAGTAAGGGTGTTTTAGGTTCTGCAGGAAACATAAAATCTGGTTCAGGTCAAATTCAACAAACAACTAACAGCACAGGGGCAGTAAATCAGTTTTTTGGTGATGGTAATTCTCTCCTCTCAACTTTTGCCGCCAGTAGTCCTTTTCATAAATCTGGAAGCACATCTTTAGGAGAGATTGCCTCAGTATCTTTTTCAACACCAAGCAACACAGCGACTTATAATTTTTTAGGTTTTCACGGACTAACAGGTACCTTTGGGGGAGATGAAGAAAAATTGATTGTACTTTCTATCCAAACTTCAAGCGGAACAGTCCTCAATGATACCTTCCAATTTGTAAATGGCGATTTAGCACCCGACTTATTTGGTCTTGCATTGACACAATCTTTGTCAGGTAACAGTTCTTTTGTAGCTCGTTTATATGCAGGTACTAAAAACGTGGACACAAGCGGTGGTGTATTAAGAATTACAGGAACAGTAATGGCTTTTGG